CATCCATCTTCAAGCGAAACAAATTGGGGCAACTGGAATGAGATAAAAAAACAATTTGTTGAGGATATAATCGTTAAACACTATGAGACACATGGAGCAGAGTAAGACAATATTAAGTCAGATAAAGTACACTTTTGTAGAAGAAAAAAAATATTCAACTGTACTAGAAAATGTTATATCTGATCTTCGCAAGAGAGAGGAAAAAGGTTTGAAAGAATATGGAACCACAGTTGACCGAAAAGATTTAACTTTGAAGGATTGGTTAAATGAAGCATATGAAGAAGCACTCGATCTTGCCGTCTACCTACGAAGAGCTATGGATGACTTATAATGAAGAAACAGACACTTACACTCCAGTAATTGTCACGCTAATGGATTACGAATACGAAGAAGATAAAAAATATGGAAAATAACTTGCTTTTTTTAAAACACCTAATTAAGAATATGCATCCAGATTGGACAGATGCTCAAGTAGAAATGGAGGCTGTTCGCGTATCTACAAATACAGAGGAAGAGGACGAAGGCTGTCTTTACTGCGGATCATAACAAAGTCTTGTTAATATAATTCAATTGACTTTTCAAAATTCTTTTGTATCTTTGTAAAAGAAAATAAAAACACACAATGAAAAATTTAATTGATAAGGTAGAGGAGTTTAACACAGCCTTTAATCTGCCTGTTAGAAAGGAAACTACAAATTTAGAGCGTAACGAAATTGTTTTGCAGTACCGTCTTTTATTAGAGGAGCTTGAAGAATATGCAGATGCCGCAGCTGATGGTAATTTAGTTGAAGTTGCAGATGCCATTGGGGATATGCTTTACGTACTAATTGGGACTTCAATACGCCACGGCATTCAGGATAAATTAGAGGATATCTTTAATGAGATACACAGATCTAATATGTCAAAACTAGAGGATGGTAAACCTATCTACAATGATTACGGAAAAGTAGTAAAATCCTCTTCATATTCACCTCCAAACATTAAATTTTTACTATGAACAACTGGCTGCTACTTGCATTAGCTATTTCATGTTTAATAGTTATTGCAGCTTATCTTGACGGGAATGATAATCAAAACGGATTCTCTGCATGATAATAAAATTAAACGAATCGGAGGTACACTTCCTAAGAACACTTGCCTCTACAAGATCATTCTTCAGCAGAAAGAAAAATGTGGTGGACCAAAAATTTGCCTCGGAAAAGTCGGGGTTTGAAATAGACTTTGACGGATGCCTATCTGAGTACGCCTTCTGCAAGTGGCACAATATCCACTTTAGCCTATCCTTTGGAGACGATACAGCAGGCCAGCCAGATTGTGTATATAAGAATTTAACGATAGACATAAAAAGCACTCGCCTTCCAAAGGGACGTATGATTGTCAAGTTAAACCCTCAGCCGATGGATATGTATGTCCTCGCTATAGTGGAGAATGACTACACCATTCGCTTTGCTGGATACGCTCGTTCAGAGGATATTAAAAAAGAAGAGAACATTCGCAACTTGGGAACAGGCGACTCGTATGTACTCGAACAAGATCAATTATTAAGATTTAAAGAAAATGCATACAAAAAAAATTAAGGTAGCATACTTCCATGATCAAGAGGAAGGAAAATTGCTAGAAGTAACGGAATGGGCTAATGGTGCAGGTGTGGACGTTGCCATAACAGATGACACTGGTAGACAATTAATCCCACTCTCCTATAGAGACGCAAAAAACCTACGCAGACTCATTAGATATATCCTAAGACCAAATGTTGATTAAAGGCTATTATATCGAGGCTGAGGAGGTTTTAACCAATAGTGGGGGAGTAGACTTTTTTGATATCACTCCAACAGAGCAATTGGTAAGAACTATGTTCGACATTCGTGACGTGATGTCTATTCGTCAAGTTGACGAGTTGGTTCCAGAATATGCTGTAATAGAAATAGGCATGGGAAACCCACGCCTATTCAAATTATCTTACGAGTCAATAAAGTCTATCTTTATGAGCAGAGACTCTATTTAGGCTTCTTACAAGACTCGTCCATTTTTTTGTAATTTACTCGTCCGCCTTTACCACCTTTTACAACCAATCCTTTTTTCCCACCCTTATCTGCCTTAGCCTTGTCTCTCCAATCTTTTGTTTTTGGAGTATTTGCAGTCTCTTCAACAGGGATGCCTTTGTAGTATTGCTTTAAACCTTTACCCTGCTTTTTAATTCCCTCATTAAGACTTTTGTTTAAAGCTCTCTCATCTCTTCTCATCTGTCTTTTTTCTTGACGAGCTTCTCTACGAGGATTATTTTCATCTGAAGTCAAACCAGTTAATGGATTAACTTTAGCTGTAGTGTACATTTTTGCCATTGTTATTTAATTAAGCTGTAACGTCTCTACCATCCATGGCGTAAATATTCACTTTCGCGTATGGAATGTTAACATCATCTGCGTTATTAATCACACCTAATTCGGCAATGTAACAAGCGTATCCGTTTGAATCACTATAGTAATCCGTGCAGTATTTTTTAAGAACTTTCATAAATTCAAAATTTGCGGAATATATATCCGCTGAATTACCATCTGTTGGTAATAAATTTAATATAGCTCCACTAGCTACGAAAGAACTTAAAAAATTAACTTTTTTAAAATCAGTTAAAGGATCACCCCCGTTATTATTAACTCGGATATATTCTTTTCTATTAAGGTCGAATGCGTTCATGGTATAAAATATTTAAGCAAATATACTATTTTTTCTTTTTGGCTGCTGCCTTTATTTTCTTTTCCTGTACAAGCATAGCCTTTGTAGGCTTATTAGGTTTTTTCCCAGTAGCTTTATTCTCCTGAGCCTTCTTTCTAATATTGTTCCATAGAGAGTTCTCAACTCCCAATTTATTTACTTTTTTCATGATCCTTTTACCCATTTTTTGTTTTTAGGTTGCGCTGTCTTACTTGGACTCCATTTCACCTTATCAGCCCAGTACGCTGCGCTTAATTTGCCTTTAGATATATTTTTAGCGTGACGAGACTTAAACGCCTCTCTCTGACCAGCAGTTTGATTAGTCTTAACTCCCTGTTGTCCAAAGCGAATGGTCTTAATAGTCTCCCCCTCCTTTGCCACTACAATGTGACTTTTCTTAGGGTGTCCTGGAGTTCTCTTTGGTTTATTAAAACCAGCTACTCCTGCTCTTGCTAATCTTGAGTCTTTCATCGTCCTTGACCTTTATATGATTTAATATAATTTTTAGAAGTCTTACATTTAGAAGTCTTAGTTTTTGCGATCACACCTGGTCTTTTCACCTTAGGCTTCTTTTTAAAGTTAGAAGTGACTTGAACTTTTGCCATGTCTTATGATTTTTTAAGTTTATTAGCCTTCTTATTAGCGGCAACAGCATTCTTAGCTGAGTATTTTCTACCTGTGTTAGCATCAGTAATAGAAAAGCGAGCATTTCCTCCAGCTTTCTTCGTCTTAGTCATAGTAACATTACCCTCAACCTTAGTCTTAACTTTATTCCCTTTGTTATCTAACTTAACCTCCTTAGATTTAAGAACCTTCTTCTCTCCTCCAGCAAGCGAGCTAACTTCCTTCATTTTATAGAAACGATCCTTACCTGTACCCTTCTTCCAAGGCATGGTTACAGAGAAAGCTTTTTTAACTTGCTCTCCAGTACCTGTATCCAAGGTAGTCTTACTCTTTGTAAGAACACCCGTCTTTTTATTGTATGCAAGAGGACTTTTTACACTTTCTTTTTTTCCGTTTCGTGGGAACATTGGCATGACGTAGTTTTTTTTAGTTGTAAACAAAGGTATTAAAAAAAATATTATCTTGCACCCATGAAAAAGCAAAAAAGTAAATGCCCTGAATGTGGGTACTATAACGCTCATCAATTGGGCTGCTCTCAGATCGGTAAAAAGCCACTCCTATGCGACATAATCAAGGATTATAAGTCAAGTCTTGACTCTGGAGAGGAATACAAACTTCCTAATAATATTTAAAATTGTTAATAACTTAATTTGCATATTGTTTTCCGTTATTCGTACATTTGTGAAAATAAAAAACAATTATGAAAAAAATGAGACTTACAGATGGAACAGCTGAAGATTTTTTGCAAGCTGCTCAA